CTGATATTATATATAATATTACTTAGGTCTTCCCTGATGCCTACAGCACCGTAGGTTTCCCTAGTATTCGTAGGAACTGCCATAGCATTTCCCTCCCTTAGTTAAATGTCTATAAAATCCTCCAAGAGCGCAGTCGCATCGTCAAGATGCCCCGTGCCTCGAAGACGTTTCATTTGTGCAGTACGTTTAGACTTACTGGCTTGGGTCGAACTCCTCCCTTTTCCTGACCGGATGACCTTGGGCTTGTTTTTTAATTTCTTTGTTTTAATGTCCGAGGAAGTCATTTTATCATACTTCGCGGCCTTTATTAAAACAAGAACAGATCGATGGTCTATAAGAGAGGATAACTCCTCCTCGCTAAAACCTTGCGATAAAGCAAAGGATTTTATATCAGAGGCTAGTTTCTTTTGTTTTTCAGGTTCAGACCATTCAGGAAGAGCGGCAACTAACTTACCATGTTCTTCCTTGAGGGCTTCTTTACGCATAGCTTCAGCATCCTGAGCAAACTTCTGTTGTGCAGATGCCTGTTCATTTCGGATAGACTGAACCTTCTCTTGCGCCTCCCTAAACTCTTCTCTCTTTGTTACATACTCTATTGGATCGGTATCCTTTAGAGTTGACCAATCAATCTTAGCAAATTTATCAAGTTCACCCGCAGCGGTTCCAATGATCTGCTCTAGGGTTCCCATGTACTGCTGACGCTCATACTGCATCTGTTGAATTTCAGAGTCATACTTTTGCTTCAACGACTCCATTTCTTTCCTATCAGATGAAAGCTCTTGCGTCTTTCGAGTATAATCCGACTGACGGCTATATCCGCTTAAAAGTTCGTCAAGGCTTACTTCTCGCTCTTCACCATTTACGGTAACAGCGTAAAGTGCCTCTTCCTCTTCTTCGCCGGGTTCCTCAGATTCTTCTTCCTCCTCCTCGGATTCTTCTTCCTCTTCGGTTTCCTCCTCTAATGATTCATCTTCCTCTTCGGGTTGAGACTCTTCTTCTTCGGTAGGTTGTGCTTCCTCAGTTTCTGGGGTTTCCTCTTCAGGTTCCAGTAGACTAAGTAACGCTTCTTGCGCTTCGGTGACACTTCCACTTAGCGCGGGTATTGGCTGTAATCCAGCCGGGGTTTGCGGGGCAGTCTGCGTATCCGCCATAATTAAATTCCTCTATCAGATATAAGGGTGTTGCTTGTCAAGAATCTTGTTCATATGTCCAGTTTCAATAATGGACTTTATATGGCCTTCAATTCTCTCAAGCAGTCTTATCGCAAGCCAGATTGATTCCCTAGCCTCCGAATCTGTTGAGCCGCTATGAATCCAGCGGTTCATTAAATCTTCTCTTAAAACCTCGTATGATTCCTGTAATAATGGATCATCAACTAAACTCTTCGCCCTTCTCTCCCTCTCTTCTGGTGTCATATTAACGGTTTCCATGCCTCCTTTTCGGAGAAGAACTCTCTCTCCCTGGGGACGAGTTTATCCACTTAACCAGTTCGGCATCTCCCTTGGCTTTCCAAGATGAATTCCTTTTAGGAGGTGGCCTTTTTTTGTGGTCAACATAGGACTTAACCACAGTATCAACAGTAGGGCCGACCTTCGTTTGCTTATAAGGAGTCTTGTGTTCCCCAGCACCGAAAGCTGCCTCTGGCGGACTATATTTTTTTCTCTTTACTTTCTTATCCACTAAGTATCTCCTATAGCTACGGCTCTCTGTTGCTCTCTTTCAAGGTTTATCTCTTGCGCTTTCAAGTTGGAGTCTACCGCTAACTTCTGGTATTCCTGTTGAATCTTCTGAGCCTTGAGTTGAACTTCGGCAGATTTAATTTCTAGTTCCTTCTGCTTAACTTCAAACTCCATCTGGGCGGCTTGCTCTTCTGGAGATGGCCCCTGGTCTTCTGGAGGAAGTTGCGAGGGATCAGTTAAGAAATCGCTTACATTCTGGAAACCCATTGCTTTTATTAGGGCTGAACCCAAGTTGTACATATTCTGCTCCGACACAATTCTCAACCCACCTGACATCGCTTCTCCAGCAAAAGATAGCATCTGAGAAAGGTGCATCATCTGTTGATCTTTATTGCCACTTCCTAAAGCCACAGACACAGTGCAATCATACTTGTCATTCCAAACGTCAGGACGTACCGGAACCCACTCATTGCGTAACATAACCACTCTTTCTTTATCTTGGTTCTTATAAAGTAATTCATATATCCTTATCATTAAATCTTTTACGCCAGTTTCAGCAAAGTTCCTGGCAATCAATTCCACTCTACTCTGAGCAGCGTTCATAACAGCGTTTACAGCGGTGGCTGTGGTATGAGATGTTAGAGCATTCTCATCTAAGCCTTGCGACATCTTAGAGGTTCCAGCCCTAGCTTCCCTTATGCCGTCAAGGTATTCTAGCATCTGAAATGAATAGGGCTGTAAGGCAGGAGTAGCGAGGGGCGTTACGGCGTTGGGGGATTTAACTCTAACCACTCCACCAGGGCGTTGGGTGAGCAGATCATCGAGATTCGCCTGCCCCTCTAAAACTGCGAAACGTCCGAAATTCTGGTTGTACATATTATCCATTAGATTACGCATTAGTGTAGACTTCATTAACTGTAAGTCCATCACCAAATCTGCAACCGACAAACCAAAGAACTTGTGCGGTATCTTTACGGGGGTAATCGAGACAAAGGGGATAGAATCTATTTCGTCATTCGCTAAAACTTTAGAGCCTACAGTGCAAACCTTTCTAAGCTCTGTGATCCCATCACCGTCAAAGTCTGTTTGTAAGTAAGACTCATGCAGCCAGTATGTCCGTAAGCCTTCCTCTCCGTAATCATCTCCTCCACCCATACCTTCCCAGTATTTGGCTGACTTATCAAACTGAAAACGCTCAAGCCTTTCAGCAGAGAACGCAGTCATATCATCGCCACCACCACCAAGATCGCTTGGTTCAAGGTCTTCATCCGGGTACATCTCCCTTAGTTCGGAGAGCGTTTTTATAACCCTATGACATACAAATCTGGCATCTTGGATGCTCTTGGATTCGCGACTAATAAGAAATTCTGAGGGAGGGACATTTTCTACCCTTATCTTGCCATCGTAGGAGGTTCTCTTTATAACTACATCATGGTAAGAAACTACCGTATCGGTTTCATCTATGTCCTCGTATGGGGTATGCTCAATTACTTCAACATTATCATCGCTTATAAGCCCCGTAAAGGATTCCTCATCTAAACCACGATACTCTTCTCTTTGCTCCTCTCCATACTCATCCCACCAGACCTTTACTATACCGTTTTTAGATAACAAAGCATCGGTAAACCAAGAGTACATAATTTCCCAGCCCGGATTGTCTTTTGTAAAAACATAATTAACGTAGTCTGTAGCCTGTTTAGCCATCTCTACGTCTTCCGGGCCATGAGGACTAAATTTTACCATCTCATCCCCGGAGGCAAATACTCGCATCAAGGAGGGCTTAATCCATTCAATGGTGTCCTGTACTGTGGAATCTACAAACTGACTACGGCCCTCAACCTCGTTACCAAAGGGTAGACCATAGTAATACTTCATGGCTTCTTCGCGTTGGGTAGATATTACATCACCCATATAACCAAGAGAATCAGAGATTTCCCCCCGTATTCTGGTTACTAATTCTTCTTCAGTAAGTTTTTCACTAGCCATTAAACAATTCCATAGTTCTGATATTTAACGTCTTGCGTCCATGAGGGGTCTTCCCCAGATACAGCAAAGCGTTGAGATTGAAAAGCGTATCTTGTAGCTGACATGAGGTCATCCCTTATTGGGACAACCTTATTATCTTTTCTGTGGTACATCCTAAATTCTTCAAACCAATCCGATAAGGTCGAGAAAACCTTAAACTTGCCAGCCTCTATAGACTGAAGCATTGCCATCAAGCCTTCCTCAACAGAGTTCGAGCCTTTATTACTCCCTAAGGCGGGAGGATTTGTAAAGTGTTCCAAGAGGAAGTTACAGCCTAAATTCCTGTACTGGTCAGCGAGGCCAGGATTGCCCATAGAATCTCGTCTATTACCGTCATGGGGATAAGCAATGGGGATAAAATGGGGCCGAGTGCGTATAACTGAGGCGTGTACTGACGGACTAGCCTTTGACGCTCTGTAGCAATCGTATATGTAAAATGTCTCATCTTCCCTGTCTATTGCCGCCCAAACGACTGCTGTGGGGTGATCCCACCCGAAATCAATAGCCGCTATCTTGGGCCAATGATCTTCTAACGGGAAAGGCTCTATCATTACTTTCTCTTCGCCCAAGGGGAAGACTAACCCTGACCCGATTGAGGGTCTTCCATTCCTACGCATTTCCCTTTCATGTGGGGAGTAAGACGAAAGAATTTGCTCCATCACAATCTCTGAGAGGTGGCCTCTCTCCCCATTCATGGAGAGAACCTTCTCAGAAGCATCGTCCCAGGTCGCATTTGTCAGGGACTGTCCCGACTGTAGGTTGTTCATAAAAGATGCAACCGTTTCGGTCATTCCCTGCTCTGGAGTAAAAGTCATAAAAATCATACCCTTACGATCCAGAGTTCTAGTGACAGCTTGAGAGTATATTTCCCTGCTTGGCTCCTCATCCAGCCAGATGCAATCTACACTCCTGCCCTGCCACTTCTCTTGGCCCATCTCGTAGGCTTTGAAGAATAAAGACGAGTTCCCACCGCTAACGTGCTTGATTAGAGCGACCGATTTGGCGTTAGGGACTCCAGGTTTCCTCTCGGTCTTTATTATTAGATTTTTGGGAATAGCACCCGAACCGAAAGCCTCTGGGTCATCTGGGGAACCCAATAATTCATACTGAACAATATCTCGCGTTGTCTCGTTAGAGACACCACCAGCCCACGCAACTATTGGCTGACGGTAGCGTTTTCCTTCCCACCACTTGGGATATAGCCCAGTTACATGGAAAGCCATCTCTGCGGCTCCACAATAACTCTTCCCTATGCGGTTAGCAGCCATCAGAAGCCTCTGGTTGGCCTCTGAGCCTGTTTTGTGGAAGTTTAGCTGGTAGGGGTAGGGGTCATAGAAATCGAGCTTAGAGAAGCGTTCTCGCGTTCTTATCTCCCTTGCAATCTCTACCGCTTTTTGTAGCTCTATCCTTGAATGGCCCATTTCAATATCTTTGCTCAGATACTTCAACCCTTCTTGGACTTGCTATTTTTCTTGGCTAGATAAGCCCTATATGACCTTTTAGCGGAGGCTAAAGTCTTATGCACCCCACCACCAAAACTCCAACCTCCCTTTACCTTTTTTATGGGCATCAGTTCATCAGTTCCGGTATTTCTTCTGGTTCAGAGGAGCCTGTCAAAGCCTCAAGCTCTCTCTTCAGTTCATCAAGGGAGGCACTCTCCACATGGGAGACTTTCTGCTCTACCCTATCTACAGGCTTTAACCCCGCTCTATCGAGGAAGTCTTTAATAGCCCCTAGCTTTACTGCGTCTGAAGAGGATACCTCTATCAGTTCGTGGAGTTTAGCCAGTACACCAGGAACAGCATCTCTCATCATATCCCTGGTTTTTTCGGCTATCTCCTCAGCGAATTGCTTTTTGAGCGCATATCCCTTCTGTTTAGAGGCTTTCTCCGAATATCCAGCCATTTCGGCTGCTTTAGCGGCGTTTCCCGTTAAACAAAAGGCTTCGATAAAGGCTTCCTGTTTTTCAGTTCTCATGTCCACATCTCAGTGTTAGTATCAAGAAGACCAGTGCCAGCAGAATCCTGCATAGCGGTTTCAACTACAACAGGATCAAGGTCTTTTGTGAGGTAACCAAATAGGTTGTCAGTATTGGTATGACCACCTAGACCTCCTCCCATTTCTGTAGGATTTACAGACGCAGAGGTTGCTGTTACTTCGAACTGCCCCGTCTTTTTATTAAAATCAGGAACTGCATCCTCAGGCAGAAACATACCAGCCACCTTCTCGGAATTAGTGCCAAACCCAGCGGCTAACTTGTCCAAGGCTGTCTGCAAAAAACCCTTCTGATCCGTCTTTCCAAACTCAGAAAGACCTTTTATAAAGTCATCTTTAATTTCCGGGGTGTTCATCTTCAGATAAACCCCTTCTTTCCACTTGCTGTACTTATCCTTGTTAATGAAGTCTGCGTAGGTTTGACTGTGATCCGTCAAAATATCCAGCAACCTCTCCTGATAGAGTTCAGCCGTACTTGCCATTAGCCAAGCAGTCCCGGGGCTGGAGGAGGCATCACACCACCACTTGCCATCGGATCATTCATCGGAGGAGGAGCCATACCAGCCATAGGGTCGTTTGTTGGTGCGCCTATTGGCATACCTAACTCCGCAAGTCTCTGGTCAATCTGATCCCGCAGCATCAATAATTCCTGAACTTCCGCTTCCGGGCCTTGGGGCATTCCACCAGGGGCTGCACCTGGCATAGGTGGCGAAGCCATTCCTGGGGGTACGCCTGGGCCTGCCATCGCCATTTCTTCCATATAAGCCATATTTATTCTCCCTTAGGGGGTTTATATTCAAAGTGCCACTTGTTTCCGGGGTAAGTCGCGAAACCCCAACCATACTTAGAACCGTGCTTCTTTACCCAATCTCTTGCTGACCTTCCTATGTCGAGTACGTTGCCTCGCATATGATCTGAATCCTTAGCCCCACCAACAGCCTTGTTGTGCTTCTTATCCCGGTAGGCACTACTTATGGGTATATCCTTACCATAGGCTTCCTGCATCTCCCTGAAGGCTCTAGCAGCGTTCTTGGTCAATAAAGCCCTATTACCGTAATGAGGCTCCCCACCGAGCTTCTTTTTAGTCTTATCCCCTAAATCATAAGTGCCAACCTCAACTAATTCCTTCCCATCCCCAGTAACCCACTTAGGTATCCTCGCAATGAATCCTAGCTGTAGGGGGAGGGTGGTTTTATCGGGCGTGTAAGAGAGTATGCTATCCATAAGAGTTCTCTAATGTTTTATAGGTTTCCTCTCCGCTGTGCGGATACAATATAAACGTTTACGAAAAAATCAAAGGGGGGGCCGCCCCTCCGGTCGCCCTCCGCGCGAGGCTGTACGCCCTGAGGAGGCCTCTAAGGCCCATCCTGCCCCCCTAGAGGCTACCTCTGAGGCTTCCTCTAGCTCTGGGCTTCCTCTAGCGTGGCGGGGATTCTAGAGGCTTCCTCACTGAACTGGTTTGGTTTGGTTTGAACTGTCGTGTGTGTGTCCTCTCTAGATATCCCTGAGGCAATCTCTGGACTGACTGAGGCAGTCTCTGGCCCTCTATATGCCTCTATAGGTGGACATGGATAAACTGGTTAAGGCTTCCTCTATTCTTACTGGTTTCATGGGCGCGGCAGATATTGGTCAGACCGAAAAAAGCCTTTAGAATCAAGGGCCAGGATCGATCTCAGGTTTAT